AAGGAGAAGGAGAGAGAGAAGGAAAGAGGCCACCCAAGTCCAAAGTTTACTCCAGAACAAATAGACGCAGAGTTGCATAACATCCACAACAGTATTATGTGTAATGATATTGTAAAACTAAAGGTTGGTGCTCAAGTTATGTGTGTTGTTAATATTGAACTTCCAACTGGTGAAATGATTTGCAATGGTAGTCAAGGAGTTGTTGTAAATTTCTCAGAGCAAGGGTTGCCTATTGTTAAGTATAGAAATGGTCACGAAATGACTATGAATTATCACGTGTGGGAGAGTGAAAATATTCTTGGTGCTGGCGTTTCTCAAATTCCATTAATATTAGCTTGGGCAATTACCATTCACAAATCACAAGGAGCAACTATGGATGTTGCTGAAGTTGATGTAGGAAGTGGAATATTTGAGTGTGGGCAAACATATGTTGCACTGTCCAGAGTAAAAAGTTTGGAAGGACTATATTTATCGTCGTTTGATGCGTCAAAAATATTTATAAACAAGAAAGTAAGAGAATTTTACGACAAGTTATCTTCTAATTCTGCGTAACACATGACTTTTCCACTGCTAAATGTAACAAAATAATTTTTTCCCTTTTTATTTTTGTAAAATGCATAGCAAGTGTACCCCGAATAACCAACTGGACACAATGTTTCCAGAGGTCCCCGTTTAAATTCATCAATTTTTTTTGTAGCATACTCTTGGTCAGGTGGAGACATGGGCTCAATGTAATCCACTGGAGACTTTGAGTTGATAAACAACTCAATGTTGTTAAGGTTTCTTAGGTCATTAGAATCGGTCATTTTGAATGTTGTGGTTTCGGCTTTAACTTAAGCCAAGAGTATAAAAAGCTTTCAATTTTTTTTGGGGATAGAAAAAAATAAATAAATAAATTTAAACTACAATTGTTTTATTCTTTTACAAATACATAAGTAACTTCTTCTGTTTTTTTTGGAGACGAAGTTTCTACGCCGCTACTATTTCCGGGTCTTTTGCTGTTGGACATGGTAAACACGATATCTATTTGTTTCCACCCATTTTCTTGATGAATTGCAACGACATCATCCAATAAGTTGTATTTTTTATCCGTCTTGAAGTTCTTGACACTCCAACAACTATATTTCACTCGGCCAATAACTCCCACAATAACAGGCCTCAAAAACTTATCAACCCATGCCTGATAATCACCCAACTTTGTTGATTGTGTTGTTTCATCCGAATAAATTTCCAAATTGAAATAGGGTGGGCTTGTGAGTGCAATGTCAAATTTTGCATCTTCAGGTAGCTCAACTAGTGCCACTTCTGCTGGTTTATTAATAAGCGTAACTCCAGTTAACCCAAGCTCGTCACGAATTCCACACAATGCATTATATGTTTTTTTGCAAGGATCTATACCAGTATACGATACACTGGCAAGGTCCACGCTCTTGGACCCAATCATTCTTCCACCCCAACCAGCACATACATCTAGGACGCTCTTTGCATCAAAATAAGCGACTATATTTCTTGCCATTAATGGGCGATACATTGTAACTTTTCCAAGTCCATTTGTAAATGAAAGCGACCTTATAATCTCAGATGCGTATGGAGTTGAATGCTGCGCTCTGTTAAAACGTAGAGCTTTTTCCAAATTGGCCTTCTTCCAAAGTGACTTAACTGAGAGACCTTTGTAATTTTGAACTTCATGAAAGTGACGCATATATTTTCGCATAATTTTCATTCCAGCGACAGCAGTTGCAGAAACGTTTGTAATTGTCTTGTCAATCTTTTTTTCTCTCAATAATTTCCAGTCCTTTGCAATATCTGCATCAGGGTAGTCCTCATATAGAATGCCATGTGATTCTAGTTCTGTGGCCAAAATTGGCAACAATACTTCAAAGTCAGCGTCAGACAGGTCTTTGAGTGTATTTTTCTTATTAATTATTTTATTCATGTTTTCAAATGTGGTTTCTGTCATTGTTTATAATATAACAAATAGTTCTTATATTATAATCAATTTTTTCAATAATGAAAAAATAAAGCGCGCGAAATATATATATTAGCCTTAAACCTACTTAAAGAACTTTGTCATCGCTTGATTACCAGTTTTTTGATTGTTTGTTTCTCTTAGGAACTCGTCAAACAATAACGCCTTTACTTCCTTGTTTTTCATAGCCTCTAGTTTGTCTTCAAACTTTTCTGGTGGAGCAGTCTTCCGCAGAATTTCAATGTCCTTTCTTAACTTTACAACCTTTGATTTTTTGTTCTGCATCTCCCACATCTTTTCCAAAACAAGTGCAAATACCTGCTGAACTGGCTTCATAATCTGATTTGTAATATAGAACGAATAATCAATCCTCAGATTATTTTCTTTGATATACGTTGGTGTCTCAATCTTCTCACCTTGCAGTGCTTTCTTATTTGGATGATGAATATAAACAAACGGGATTCTATCTCCTGAACTTGGCTTATTTCCTGGGTCTCTAGCCGTAATTCTATCTGATAACACTTTGTGAGCAATCTGCTGTGGATTCTTGTATCCAGACCTAAGCGACTTTGTAATAATTAATTTGTCCATGGGATATTTCTCATCCACAATATTTTTTAAACATGTTTTCAAAAACTCGGTAGCTTCTTTAATGTTCTGTTTCTTCATTAATATATCAATAATTCCTCCGTAAATATCCTTCACAATTGGTGCATTATCTCTTCGCTTAAGAACTATTCCCATCTCTTTGCGTTTACACTTTTCAGGGTCGTGTTCATAAAGCATTCCCACATAACGCTTCTTGGACAGCAAGCAAAACGGCATAAATGTTTTCTCATATTCTAGGTCATGTGGATTTTTTAAGAAACTAGATGCTAAATGCCCTGCTTCTTGTGCCAACTCTATTGTAATTTCCAAAGCATCTTTGCCACGAATTGGAACTCCGTCTAGAGTGTGTACATTAAATGTGAAGAATACAGAATCCGTGTCACCATATATGTACTCAGCTTTTGTTAAAACTTTTCCATGTTTAGTCGTATCACATATACGATTTCCATATGCGTTCTCAATAATCTTTTTTGCATAGGTCAACAGCAAGCGACCAGTAGCAGTTGTTGATGCAGCAATGTCTTTTTCATAGAAGGTACTAGTTCTTGCACCACATTGACCATACAAAGAGTTTGCGGTTAACTTGTAACCTATCTGACGCTTGTCCAGAACATTTTTCATAAAGTCATCGGTTTGCTGAGGAATCAACTTTCTTGTAGTCTTTCTTGCCATCAACAACTCCTCCAAAATAGAAGGCATAATCGCTCTTGTATTATCTGGAAACTGAGCAAATCTGCAAATCTTATGTCCTGATTTAATTTTTTCCGCTGCAGCAGATGGAGATTTTCTTACATACTTGAACGTATCATATGTAACGTCTACATAATCATAGCCTGGCAAATTATCATAAATGTGATTTCCTGATGCATCCGTTTCTCCTGTAATCGTCATGAGTTCACCCTTTAAATTATATTCCTTGGTCCAAACCTTGCTATCATGTGATAAATTCTCACTCATCATTGAAGATGGGTACAGTGACGCAAAATCTACACAAGCAATTGGATTATCCAGATACAAATCGCATTTAGGTTCTAATACAATAGCGCCCTCATATCCATCGTCACTATCCAGCTTTTCTAGAACGGGCATTAATGTGCGTTTTTCTCTGCATTTCTTTGCAACATAACTTGTCAGCTTTATACCTTGTCCTCGCAAGACCAAGAAACTAATAGGAACGCTGCAAATCTTTGCCATCTCAATAAATCCAGTTAGAACATCTACCTTATTCATAAGATAATGAACGAGATTGCAATCCTGAATACAGTATTTTGCAATAACTGCTCGGTCATCTGCAGTTCCGTTCGTCATTCTAAAGATGTCTTTTGGTGTAACATCGTCCTTTGCCAAACACCATCTTACCTTTTTGCTCATATCTGGTGCTATGTTCCCAGAAATAACAAATGATTTTTCTTCCTTGTTCACAGACAAAACTGAAAATTTGGCACCATCTGAATAATAATCAACGGAATGACCAATCTCTTCAAAGTGAACATAACTACCCTCTTGTAGACCTGTTAGATTTCCACTATAAATTGTTGTATTATCATTTATATTATCAAGCGATTTCACATAGTCACCAATAAAATGACCTGCAACATAATCCAACTTGTAAGAAGTCAAATTCTCTTCTCTGCGAAAGTAGTTGTATAAATCAATTTGAATGCGACCATTCATTTTAATATACTTTAAGTCGTGCTGACCACTTGCAATATGAATTGTAGTTTCCTCTAGTTTATATTTTCCAGTAAAGGGGTCAACTCCACAAACCTCGTTTTTATTTTTTGACAACTTCAAAAAGTCTGCAATACATTCATTTTCTAAAGCACGATTAAACATAAACGCATAATCAAACCCAAATATGTTATATCCAATGACAATGTCTGGATTTTCCCGTTGTATTAGTTTGGTCCATGCTAGCAATACTTGTTGCTCCGTGCTATACGATTCAATCTCACAATTTTCCACAGGAACCTTACCACAGGTGTTAAGAACAATGCAGTGATTTAAATATGGTTCTTTTTCTCCAGATTTCAAAAAGGTGGAGCCAATAAATGTCACCTTGTCACCCTCTAGTTGCGGAAATCTGTTTTCTCTTCGTTTGTCTGAAAATGACTTGTTCAGTTCATTTAACTTCTCTTCTCTTGTCAAGGTCTTGTCGCACAGCAAATCAACAACCGTATAATTTTTTAGAGAAGGTTTCTTGCTTTTAGACTTTTGATAAAATTCTCCAACATTTTCCTCCTCTTCTTCGTTGTTCATGTTTTCAAACATAGTTTCAATTGTCATTTGATTATCATCATCGGCCATATTAGATGGCTTGTCATTGTCTATTTTTGAAGACAACCACGATTCTATCATTAATTTGACTTTATCCTCAGACTCTGGAAGCTGTTCTTTTTTTGGATAAACAACATCTATATCGTGAAACCCAGCATTTGATAAATAACCAAACGCCTTCATAACAATTTTTTGCAACAACTCTTCAATCTCAGGTTTGGTTAAATCTTTTGTTTTTTCTATGCGCTCAATAATATTTGTTGCGAGTTTTTTATAAGACTTTACTGGAACAGGAAAATCGCCGTGACTACTGCTTGCTTCAATATCAAAACTACAGATTTTATAAGGAACCCGTGTCTCCTTTTCATTCAACGGAATAATATTCTTTTTCTCAACAACAAACTCATATTTGCAATTTGTTTGTTTTCCAGTTTTTACTTCATTTGCCTTATTTATTGGAATTGCAACCCAACCAGATGGGCTAATATCTTTAATATGAAAGAATCTCAGTAAAGGTGGAATATTTGCCTCATATAAATAAGTTGATTCGTTTGCATAAATAAGACCAGTTTCTCTTAACTTTTGGTCGTGATTATACCATAGATTTTTGGTTTTATTAAAAGCCTGCAAATTTGTAAACTGAAACATGACAAACTTGTGTTCTTTTCCACCATCAAACCCATATAACTTTTTTCTTTTGATAATCTTACAATCGCTAATAGATTTTTCATAATATTTTCCAAGTTTCTTTTTTATAAAGATTAGAAATTGTTCCTTTGTTTGTTGACTCCAGTTGTCACCAACCTTGACATAGAAGAATGGTCTGAAGTCTTTTACCAATAGGGAACAAGATTCCCCTGTCTCATTAATACCAAACATTTGTATTACAAAGTTGTTCGTATCGGTTTTAGGCGTATTTTCTTCTTCACTACTAGACCCGTCTTTGCCATCATCTTTCTTGTTATATACGTTAAAATCATAGAGTCGGAAAACGTGTTCCATTTGTTAGTTTGTTAACACTATTACTTGTGTAATATTTAAGTTCAATTTTTTAAATAAACGCTTGTCTAAGATAATAATGTAAATATAATATATATTAGAATGTTGGTATTAGTATTTGACACAGAAACAACTGGATTACCACCAAAAATGGGAAAAGACAGAAAACAGCACGATGCCGCAGAAGCGCAATTAGAAGGAGACCCAACTGTTTCAGAACCATTGTGGGCGTCAATTATAGCTCAATGGCCAACGACTATCCAATTTAGCTACATTATATATAATTTAGAGACGAATCAATACTCTATGTATAATAAATATGTTGAGGATATGCCCGCAGGAATGGCTGAATCTTTTTTAGCAAACCCAGAAACACATTATACCGTTAGAGGAGCCTTGGAAAAAAGACAAGAACAAATTGCAAAAAAGGCTGCAGGAGAACCAAATTTAATTGCCACTAGACGGGAAATTATGGAACAATTTATGAGGGATTTAAATCAAGACATTACATTGGTTGCTCATAATCTAAAATATGATTACAAAATGGTTTTGGCTGAACTATATAGATTGCAACTTGAATCGGGAGACGGTGGATTTTTTAGAACACATGGCGTAACATTAAGCTCAAAGCCCAAATACTGTACAATGTGTGTGGCGCAAAAAGATAAGAAAGCAAAAATAAAGGCCAGGGGGCAATATGGATTATGGGATAAACCACCCAAGTTGGAAGAATTGTACAACAAATTTTTTGGATATATGCCGATATCAGACAATCTACACAATTCTCTGATAGACTCAATTGTTACTTTGAGATGTTTTTATCGGTTGGTAAATTCACCGCCAAAAACAGCATTATGTGGAGTTGGTGCACCAGATGTTTATTTGGTTGCAGGTGAGCCTATGGGTCCAGTAGAAAAAACGATACAAGAGTACATTCAACAAGATATTACGCCAGCGGGAACAGACCCAAATGGGGTTGGTGGTCCAGTTGCAGAGTGTCTGGAAACAATTTTGGGGGGAAGAAGAAAGAGGAGAACAAGAAGAAACAAACGAAGCAAGAAACAAAAAACTTATAGAAAGAAATATTCTTCTAGAAGACGCTAGAAAAATACATTTAAATAACAAAATTCATTTGTATGTTTATTATACAAATGAATAAAGATTCTCCTATTAAAGCTATAGCTGTATTTGATGGAAAGAAAATTAAAGGTACTGTTATATTTACAGAAGACCTTAAAAACAATTGTGTGAATATTGATATAAATATTATTGGACTTAAGAAAAACGCACTTCATGGATTTCATGTTCACGAGTCAGGCGATTTAACAAGTCACTGTGAAAGTATGTGCGCACACTTTAATCCTTATGGAAAAAATCATGGTTGTCCAGGCGCAAAAGAGAGACATGTTGGCGATTTAGGAAATTTGCAAACAGATGCTCACGGTTCAGCAAAATATAGAATGGTTGATGACTTTATAAAATTGCGCGGATCCAAGGCAAATATAATTGGAAGAGGTTTGATTATTCATGCTGATCCAGATGATTGTGGGCTTGGTGGAGATGAGGCAAGTCTTAAAAATGGAAATGCAGGTAAAAGAATAGCGTGTGCAATTATAGGTTATTCTCAGGATAATTTCAAATAACAAAACAGTATTGCCCTAATATTTGCGTTTCAAAGTTTTTCTGCCATATTTGCAATGTTGTCTTTGAGAGAAACCCTTGGGTCTATTGCAATTAATACTTTTTTTATATTTTAAAGACCACTTTCTTTTTCCTCCACGACAGTGTGTTCTAGTTTTTCTTCCTCCCCTCTGTTTTTGAATTTTAGATTCAATCCAATTAATAAAAGATTCTGTACTTCTATCTTTATTTTGAATTTTGCAATCTTCGTATTCTTCTACGGAAGGTCCTTTAATATATCTCAAACAAGGATAACCCATGGGTTCTTTTCCAGCGCTTCTTAAATTTTCAAATAATTTTTGATTTATTGCAGCAACAACAACATCGTCTCTGTTTCCGTTAGAATTTTTTATCATCTTTTGTATTTTTTTCCATTTGGGTTTTGTTTCATTACATGGTCCACATCCATCCATAAATAAAAATAAAAAAATGTGTTTTCCTGAACCAACATCATTATTAAAGTTTTTAATTTCATTTTGATACCCGTTCATTAGAGGGTCAATTTCAATTACTGTTGCTTTTCTGGACATATAAATAAACGCAGAAATTAATTTTATCGCATTCTATTATATATGAACTCAATGTTATTAATATTATTAGTTGTGACTTTTTTAGCAGGAATGTATTATTGCGCAAAGATGACCCCTTCTAAATTATTAATAGAAGAAGGTTTAACAAATATGGCCAATCCTAGATGCCCCGACATTCTTGTTCAAAAGGATAAAAAATATTTTTTATACAATTCAAAGGTGGCCAAGGTTCCAGGCGTGAACCCAGTAGAATTTGATAATTTAGAAGACTATGTAGAATTCATGGATTGGCAGCGAAGTCAAGGCATAAGATGTCCTGTATTATATTTACAAACCACATATGATGCTCAAGGAAATTCTGTTTATAAAGTTAGGCCAAGTCCAACCGATTTGCAGGGCGGTTTGCCTCCAGCTCTAGCAAATAAACCCACGGCTCCTTCAACAATATCATCAACTTTAGATTCTAATGTTATTATTAAAAATATGACGGGACCTAATCCAACATTGCTTATAGATGCCACTAGAAACGACCAGCCTTACAATACAAACTCAGTTCCCGCGTTTGACCAAACAGATTTTTACCAGGGCAGCACTACACCACTTGACCAGATGAATCAAGAACAAGAGAATATGTTATATAGTCCAGACCCAATGGACCCAAATTGGGGAGGAGCCGCATACACAGAGAAATTAGTTGACTCTGGTTATTATGCTGGAAATGAAGTTAGCATAAGAGTTTAATAATATTTGAACAATCAAATACAAATATTATTTTTATAAGAAGTCTTATCTTAGTTAGAGTCAATATACTTCATCACACTGTTGAGAGACGCCTTTGCTGCGTTTAATTCATTTAATGTTTTAATGGCTTCCATATTATCACTTGCATTATCAGCATTTATATTAATAGATAGAGTGGTTTTTAACATCAATGCATTAACATAATCATCCATGTATAAGACAATATTCTCATAGTCTTTTTTGTATTCTTTATTGCTCATCAACAATATATCATTTTGCATCTGAGTGACTTTATTTTTTAATGAGCTAGCATAACCATTTGCTGAAGCACCTACGCCATTTTTAGCAGAAGAATCCGTAGGGTTTGTTAAACCCTCCATAACATTCATATGCAAATTTAATGATTTTGTTGCTAAAAATATTAAAAATCCAATAATAAAAACAATGCCAACAATTTTGATGAAATCCTCTTTCATTTGTATATTATACCTCTAGAAAACAATACCGAGAATTTCAACATTATTGTTTTACATATTTAATAATGTTGGCAATAACAGTCTTGTTAATTTTGCGAGTTTGTCCTTTTGCATTTACATAACTAATATCCTTTAAACAGGCTTCATTTTCATTTACTTTTTCTAGTAAATTTTTAATTGTTTTAAATTCCTTCATAACAGCAACTGCACTCATTGAACTAATTCCTGGAATTTGGCACAACATTATTTCTCCAATATTTTCTGGTGTAATATTTTCCTTCTTAACCTTTTTAACAACTCCACAATAGTCGCTTGCAGTTTGTTGTTGTTCACACACCTCTTCTCCAGTTGAATCATTAACTTGAATGGGAATATTTGAATAAAATGCCTTCTTTTCAGGGGATTTATTTAATTTATAAGCCATGTTGCATACCATTAATGCAGATTCTTCAATATTCATGCTTCGTAAAACAGAAAATCCTTTATAATAATTGAGAGACAACATTGCAGAATATAAGCTAGTCTTATCTGTGCGTTCTTTGAAAGTATTTAACGAGTTTAGTTTGTTCATGTCGCCTTCAATTAAATACATTATATTGTGATTATGGTGTGGTAAACCGTTTAACCTATAAGACTGTTCCTCATACCGTCCATCTTTAATACTAGAAGCCAAATCTCCTAAACTTTTTCTCTCTATGATCACTTTATCAAGACCATTTTCACTCAATATAATATCTCCGATTGGTAAAGCTTCAACAAGAATCTCCAACCCGTTATACATGGGACCAGTTTCAATAAAATGTTTACATAACCTTATTAGTTCTTGTTCACGATTGTCCACCCTAATCTTCATTTAATAACTTACTTAGTAAATAGTTATTAAATTATTTTTTAGTTATATTATTTTTTACAAGTTTTATATCATGTTGGTTATTTTTCAAATAGTTAATATTATAACATTTAATGATAATATTAAGTGACTTAGGATTAAAATATTCAAGGCTATGTTTAACCAAGTTGTCCAGAGTGAGTAGCATAATAGCCGTTTCTGTTGTATTGCACGGGGTTTCTTGTACTATTTCTAAGAGCAAAAAGCACATTGGGTTGTCTTTGTGGAATTCTGTAAGTCCACTTGTTACCAACATTGGTAACTTTCATGAAGGGTTGTCCGGTCCACATACCGGCCTTTTTAACACCACCAATTGAACCACCACTTTGAATTCCTCTGTTAGCGATGGCATCAACATAACGGCCTCGGCCAAACTGTGTTTGCATTCCTACCATTTATATATTCCCTAAACAAAATAATTTTTACAAAGGCGTGATAATATTTATAGTCAAAGGATTTAAACACATTCCGACATTTTATATAAATGGACGATAAGACGACAGAAAAAAGTATATTACATGACGATGATATTGTCAAGGGGGAGGATGGGTTAATTTTTAATCCATATAACCCCCTAAATGTGGAGATTACATTGAATGATGTTCAATCTATTCTCACTAAATATGGCGTTCCAGGAATTGTGAAAAATGTTGAATTGTACAAGAGGGCTTTTGTTCATAGGTCTTACACTAAAAGACCTCAGCTTGAAAATGCATTGCAAAATATTACTATTGTTGAACGCCCTACAGATTGCATGCCACTAAAAACTAAATCTAACGAACGGTTGGAGTTTTTAGGGGATGGAATTCTTGAGTTGATAACTAAATACTATTTGTATCGCAGATTTCCTAAAGAAAACGAAGGGTTTATGACAGAAAAAAAAATTGCTATAGTTAAAAATGAAGCCATTGGAAAAATTGCTATGGAGATGCATCTGAATAAATGGCTAATTCTGTCAAAACACGCTGAAGAAAAGAAAATTAGAACAAATTTAAAAAAGTTGGGTTGTTTATTTGAGTCCTTTTTAGGAGCATTGTTTTTAGATTTTAATAAAATTAGCGTAAAGGATGAAGAGGGTTGGTTTCAAAATGTATTTGTTACTGGTCCTGGGTTTCAAATAGCGCAAAAGTTTGTGGAAAACATCTTTGAAAAACATATTGACTGGATCGCACTTATTCAAAATGATGACAACTATAAGAATATTTTGCAAGTAAAGATTCAAAAGGAATTTAAAGTAACTCCGCATTATTTGGAGATTGAACACGATTTAGAAAATGGTTATAGAATGGGGGTTTATCTTTGCATTGGACAACCCATTCATGCAGTAAGTATACACAATGCAACGCACATTGACTTTGTAAAGACGTTCAAAGAAATTCAAGAGATGATTGTTAAATATGGAAAAGTTTTGATTTTTCTGGGAGAAGGGCAACATAAAATTAAACGAAAGGCCGAACAAATAGCCTGCGATGAAGCTTTGCAAAAAATTAACAGTTATTCTGCTTAAACTTTTATATAATTAATATATATTTAGTATATAAGCTCCATGAATCCTTTAGAGTTATTAAAAGATAAATTAAGAGTTAAACCAATTGTAGAAGAGAAACAAGTGGTGTCTGTTGCCATTCCCATAGCAAATGCCCCAGAAAAGGTTGAAATAAGTAAAATTACTTTACTGGATGAAAGAGGAAAAGATACTGGTTTTAGCAGAAGAGAATTATTAGAAAGAATGAAAGAGAATAAAATGACGGCTGTTTTAGTAAAACCAAATGTCAAAGAAACTATTGCTTCTGAAGCATCGGCGCCTGTTTTGGAAAAGAAGAAAGTTAAAAAATTACCCAAGAAATTACTTTTCAAATTAGAAGAAGATGGCGAGGAAGAACAACGTGAGGAAGGACAACGAGAAGAAGAAAAACTTGGAGAAGAAGAACCAGCAGCACCAGTTGTAGAGGAGCCTAAAAAACGAAGAACTAGGAAACCAACAAAAGGTGTTTCTCTAATTCCACCAGAAGAATGGGTTGACATTGATAAAATAGAGACTATTTCTAGACTTCCTCCTAAGAAACCACATGTAAATATTAAGGTTTCTAGTTATTTTATGAATAACAGAGAGAAGTTTGTTAACTTTATAAATTCCTTGTTTGGAACTTATCGCGACACTGTGATGGATGATAGTAAGCAAATTTCATGTGATAGTATTGGTCAAGATAGCACCGAAGAGTTTTCTTTATTAACTCACCAAAAATTAGTTCGTGATTATTTGAATTTATACACGCCTTATCGTGGACTTTTGCTATTCCATGGACTAGGTGCTGGAAAAACTCTCTCATCTATTGCTATTGCTGAAGGTTTTAAGAGCAAAAAGAAAATTATTGTTATGACTCCCGCATCATTGCGAAGAAACTATATTGAAGAATTGAAAAAATATGGCGAACCCATTTATAAAAAAAATCAATTTTGGCAATGGGTATCAACTAGAGACCACCCTGAAGCCGTTGAAACGCTTTCAAGTGTTTTAAATTTGTCCATTGAATATATTAATAAAAAAAAGGGTGCGTGGCTTGTAAACACAACAAAACCTAGCAACTATGATACTTTGGAGCCTCAAGAAATTAAAAGTTTAGATGACCAAATAGACGAAATGATACAATATAAATACAAGTTTATTAATTATAATGGATTGCGTAGAGATAAATTGAAAGATATGACAAATAATTTTGAAACAAATATTTTTGATGACGCTGTCGTTGTTATTGACGAGGCTCACAATTTTATTAGTAGAATTGTTAACAAGATTGCAAAGGAAAAGGAGGCCCCTACTGATAAGTATGGAAAAAAAGAAAGAGTTCCTTTTTCTTTGGCTCTTATTTTATACGAGCTTTTATTGAGCGCTAAAAATGCGCGCGTTGTTTTGCTAACTGGAACCCCAATTATTAATTACCCCAATGAAATTGGAATACTTTTCAATATTTTGCGCGGTTACATCAAGACTTGGGAGATTCCTTTGGACATTCGTTCAGGACAATCTGTTACTAAAGAGAAGCTCCAAGAAATATTCACGAGAGAAAAAGTATTAGATTATATTGATTATTCTAAAGATAAAGTTATTACTATAACAAGAAACCCTTTTGGTTTTGAGAATAAATACAAAGAAGAATCTGGATATCACGGGGTAACAAATAAACCAATAACAATCAAAGAAAAAGGAGACAAGACACATTTACAAGAGAGAGGAACAATTAGTGATATGGACTTTGAGAAAAGAATAATAAGTATTTTGGAAAGCAATAAAATAGGAGTAAACACCTCAGGAATACAAATTAAACTAAATAAAGCGCTCCCCGATAAGTTTGACGATTTTGCTGAATTATTTTTAAATACGGAGAATGGAAATACAAAAAATATGGATTTATTTAAACGTCGTATTATTGGATTAGCCTCTTACTTCAGAAGCGCGCAAGAATCTCTTATGCCACGGTATGAAAAATTAGTAGATTTTCATGTCATAAAGATTCCCATGAGTGCATATCAGTTTACTGTTTATGAGGCAGCTCGCGCTCAAGAGAGAAAACAAGAAACTAGTACAAAACAAAAGAAAGGTGTTATTGATGAAAATGGAATTTATAAGGACCCAACATCAACTTATCGCATTTTCTCTCGGTTATATTGTAATTTTGTTATGCCCAAACCGCCAGGCAGACCTTTACCAAAGGAGGAGAGAGAAGAAGAGACTCAATTAGAAAATTTATATGAGGAGGCTTTGAAAGAAACTTCTAAAAAAGGAGCAAACGATTTGGATGGAGAAGCGTGGGATGGTGAGCTTGAAGGAGATGAGGTTATTGAAAAATTAGCTGACGCAACATATGAAAAAAGAATCCAACGGGCCATTGAATTTTTAAAAGCAAATGAAACCACGGTTTTGAGTCCTAAAGGATTAGAAGAATATAGTCCAAAATACCTAAATATCTTGGAGAATATTAAAGATCCCGAGCATCTCGGATTGCATTTAGTTTACAGTCAATTTAGAACACTAGAGGGTATTGGAATTTTTAAAATGGTTTTAGAAGCAAATGGGTTCACACAATTCAAAATTAAAAAAGATGCTAGTGGAGTTTGGGATTTGAATATTAGTGAAGAAGACAGAGGTAAACCAACTTTTGCATTATATACAGGAACAGAATCTGCGGAAGAAAAGGAACTAATTCGTAATATTTACAATAGTAACTGGGATGTTAAGTCACCAATAACTGCCAAACTTAAAGAAATTGCACACAACAACCATATGGGTGAAATTATCAAGGTATTAATGATTACAGCGTCTGGTTCTGAAGGTATCAACTTACGAAGCACAAGATACGTTCATATTATGGAACCGTATTGGAATCCTGCCCGCATAGACCAAGTTGTAGGAAGAGCGCGAAGAATTTGCAGTCACAAAGATTTGCCAGAAGCCCTACAAACGGTAGAAGTATTTTTATATTTAATGACTTTTACAAAAGAGCAGCTAGACCCAAAAAATGATAGTGCCATTGAACTGAAAAGAAAAGACAAAAGTAAAAGAAAGTATAAAATTCCAGTTGAAGGAAAAGAAGAAAAAGATTGGAAAGAAGACAATATTCCTTTGACTAGTGATGAGGCATTGTTTGAAATTTCTACGATTAAAGACGAAGTAAGTTTTAAGTTAATTACTGCTATAAAAGAGGCATCAATTGATTGCGCAGTTTATACAAAGAGAGGGTCAAAAGAACAATTAAACTGCTTGCAATTCGGTGAACCATCATCAACCGCATTTTCATATATTCCAAACTATAAGAAACAAGAGCCAGACTCTACAACAAAAATTAATAAAAAAACTATTGAATGGCGGGGAAAGCCCTATGAATTCCGAGGAAAAAAATATATTTATCGCAAGATTGATTCTAATAACGGTAAATTGTATGATTTTGACAGTTACTATAGAGCTTTGGAAAATCCTCAAATAGACCCCATTTTAATAGCAGATGCAGAACAAACACCAAGGGGTGTTAGGATAAAGATGGTTTAATAAATTTTGTTTATTTTGTACTTTATACAATATAAACTTAGACGACACTTTGAATATTTCTTGTAAACAAACAAGTCACAACTATAAAGAATATCATAGCAATTTTTCTAATTTTTTTGTATTTCTCAAAATATTCTGACCGAGATGAAAACTTGTAGAGTTTCTGAAGTCTGCTAATTTCAGTTTCCTTGGTCTTATTATAAATAAACGCAAGACCAGACAATGCAGTTAATAAGAACATTTCTGATGGGGTAAATAAACTATGTGTGTGTATATTGCAGTTAAGCTCGGAAATAAATAGATCTAAGTTAAAGAATTCTTTATAAGACATTTTTGCTACAGCAGAGACAGATGCCAGTTGAGTTTGGTCATCCTGCATTTTTTTATACAGAGGGGTTGCTATTGTTTTTGTGGTATATTCTTTGGATGGTAATACATTTGCTGGCGGACGTTCTACAAACACAACTGGAGTGTATGCATTATATTGTGTGAACGGAATAGTTTCCCAACTTACTTCTCCGCAATTCCACTGTTCATCCTCTAAGTAAAGTCTAGTTTTTGATAACTTTGGGATTGAAACCGTGTGGAATGCCACCACAGGAATTATAAATACGATAATTCTAAGCACTTTTGTTAGTGTCATTGTTCTTTATATGTATTATCCATATTATTGTTTAAATTTTAATTCAATTTTTATTTTTTTAGCAGTTCTAAAATTTGATTTATTTTATCTTCCAGATTAACAATCTTCTCTCCCATTACTTTAATTTCATTTTTAATCTCAATAGTTTCTGGAGTTTCTTCCTTTACTTGTTTTAAACGAGAGAAAATATTTGGCTTATTATCTTCCGAGTTTCCAGAAGAAATCTCATTTATTTCTAATTGTATTTCTGAAGTGTTAATAAATGTGTCATATTCTTGATTCTCTCCCCATGATATTTGTTTTTTTACAACTGGTAAAACTGGTAATTCTTCGCCAATTTGAATAAACTTTGGTGCAGGTTGGTTATATTCATATTGTTTTTGTTTTTCCTCCAACTGTGTTGCACTTTTTTGATTCTGCTGGACCTTTTCCATCTTTACAGAAGTTTCTGAAGGTTTTAACCATTTTTCAACATCTTCTTTGTTTGTTGCCCTGTGGATTGATTCTACGTCAAAATTTCTCTGAGCTAAAGTTCTGGCTATCAACTCTCCCATAGCCCCACCAATTGGTTCATCTCTTGAACTATCACTAAATTTTGGAGCTTCAGGAACTGGTACCGACATTGCACTCATAAAATCATTTTTTTTTTCAGCCAATCCTCTTTCAAACGCATTCATTCTCTCGGCTTGAATGTCTTCGGCTTTAAAGAGTTGTTTTACTTGAGGTTCTTGGTTTACAGGTCTAAAACTATTCATAATTAAGCTAATAAATTTTTTATTCATTTCCATTAAATTTTGTGGAGTATTTTTCTCTCTTTCAAAAAAAAGACGGGCTTGATTTATAAAGAAATTTCTTGCTTGAGCAAATTGTTCCTGTGTTTTAAGTCGGGTTTTTATATCATCCAATACAATTTCCCAAATCATTTCTATATTTTCAGTAATAATAAAGTCAATGTTTACTTGTTTTGATGTCATATAAATAATATTTGCAAATATTATTTATATACTTTGCTTGTCTATTCTAATTTATTTCTAATTTTTCACAAACTTATAAATCTCGGTTGAAATACACCTTTCTGAATTGTTGCATGTATTTATCATCCAAAACGTGAGTTTTAAAATATTTGCTATCATGTCTATCTTCCAACATGTGTGCAATAAAATATAAAGAATAAATTCCACACTCAGTATCGCCATATTGATGTTCAATTGGGTAATTCTCGTCAAATTTAAATTTAATGGGAACTTTTAATTGTGTTCCTTGTTTAATAATCCGATTAACTAATTTCATAACTTGTTTTGGAGCTTTGTCACCAGCACTATCAAAGAAAAATATCTCTCCCTTTTTAATATTAATAAACATTGAAACCCAATGCGAGCCACCTTTATAATGTGGGTCTAAGTTGAATATAACACCTATCTTAAATCTTCCATTTTTTATTTCTTCTTCCAAATTAAAATGACATAATTCCTCCCAAACGCATTCACCATATAATTTATGAGTATCAAAATCAATGGGTGAAGGCCCAATAAAATCAAAACACTTGTATTTTTCTTCGTATTGTTTCATAACTTCTAATATATCCACACTTGACAACCACTCATTAGGATTTTTGCTCCATTCTTTGGGTGAAACTGGTGCATAAGATTCTTCAAGTTCTTTGTTCAGTTTTCCGTTTACAAACTTTTGCTTCAACCAACAAGATTCTTTATTACAAACACCCTTTAATTTAGCGTTTAGTGTATTCCATATTTCTTTTGAGTCGTTTGTATCAATTTTTGATTCAGGATGACGCGCGTTCCACAATTCTTTTAATTTATAAAGTGTTTCGTCCTCTAAGCAAGTATAACCTTTTCCTGCGGTTTTTGGGCTACAACGGAGTTTTACAGATTCAAGTTTTTTAATAAGTTTTTCTCTAAATATATGATTTCTTCTAGTTACACGTGACTTGGATTTCTGTCGTTTTTTTATTGTCTGTTGTTTTTTTTGTTTTTTCTGTATTGTTTTTTTCATGGGTTTCTTCATATTTATTATTGATATTATTCTTTTTGCTAATACCTTTATTTTTCAAATTTGGGTCTTTTAAATTAATATCTTTTTGTATTGGAATTATAGGTTTTTTTTCAAGTTTAGATGTGGTTCTTTTAACAAGTTTTTCTAATGCATTTGGTTCAGTAATTTTAATAGAACGCATTATTATCATGCTTTCTTCAACAGAATTATATGAAGGGTCGGCTGGTAAATTGTTAAATAATCCGTCTTCAATTCCTGCATAGTCTTCCTGAATAATATCCGATTTATCTAAAACCTTAAAATATTCAATACAGACTTTAGCATATGAGTCAAATGCACTACCAACGTCTGGGTACATTGTTTCAGGTTTTTCATTGTTTAATAATTTTTTTGTTAAATCAAAAATACGTTTTTTATAAAACCTTTTGTCTTTGCGAATTGATTCTTTTGTTACAGTTGATGATTTTCCAATATGCTTTGCGTATTGTTGTTTGTTCATTAAACATTCAAGAGTGATTTCGTTAATTAGTTGGTCGTTCATGTATATCTTACTATATCTTTAAAATTTAGATAAAACATATTTTCTAAAAGTATATTTTTTATATGTAGGTATATTAAATGGCTTCGTCTAGTTTTACCTTATATCAAGTTACGTTGATTACAATAGTTTTAATTATAGTTATTGTTACTGTTATTATTGTTATTGCCAGTTATAGTAAACCAGGGTCATTTATAGACAGATTAACAAGTAAAATTCCCACAATTTCAACTTTTATTATTGCTTTAGGTATTATTATTACGTACCAAATTTTTACTGTCAACTATTTGTCGGTTAAGAGAGATTCTACCTATAAAATTGTAGACCGTGCATTTAATAGTATTTTAAAAGCATTTGACGATTATTATGACAAAGCTCCAGAATTTATTGATTCCATGTTTTATACATGGCAAAAAAAAACTTTACCAAACTATAAACCAATTTTAGAAAAAAATAATGAAGATAATGATAGATGGACGTCAATCTTATACGTTTCAACTTTAATATTCCAAAGTTGGGAAGATTTTTTAACTGACTTAGAAAGTTGGAGAGAAGTTCAATTTAATATTGAATATGTTGAAGATGATGAACGTTCGTGGTTGGCTATATTTTTGGGATGGGCACAATCTAAAGAATTGCAAGAGGTTTGGCCTACAGTGGCATTGCAATATGGAGAGGGAACAATTGAATTAGTAAATATAATGTTTGAATATGTTAATAAATATCCCGTTAAAAACGAGAAAGAGTTGGAGGACCTTACGGGAAAAATATATAATGACCCTAGATATTTGCGAATTAAAGAGGAATTAAATTACATTTAAAATAAAATAAAAAAATATAACATGACAGTTCAAGTTATATTTTGTACACAGGTTATCGTTTATTTTGAACCTGTTTCTTATTGTCACATAAGTTAGTATTTCCGTTATCACCTAAACCTCTAATCTCTTGCCTAGTGCAATTCTGGAATAAACCCTTGGCTACATTTTCTGGATTTGGGTCAAATAAATTAAAATGTTCGGTTTGAAATAATCCAGGAAATGGTTGTTGAACACTATTGCTGGGTCTAAAACCAAACTTGTACAAGTCACTATTTGAGCTTGGAACATAAACGGCTTGACTGCACGACTGAAGCGCATAAATTTGATTTCTTAATTCTGATTCTGTATTAATATTAGTAGCAAAGCCTGACCAAGGCGACATAGTATTTCCAGGATTAAAAACCTCTTCAGAATTATAAATAGGTTGTTGAACTAGAGGAGTCTTAATAGGGGCTCTTGGGTCAACGATTGGCATAATAGAATATTTTGTCATTACTGGTCTAACACTTAAATAGGGTTGAAGCATGTGAGATGGGATATTTCTATCATATATGCGCGTATTTATGGAGTTTGTTATTTGTGAAGCACATTCTCTAAAACCTTCTGTTGTCATTATTAATATACTGGAATATAATTTATTTGCCACACTCTTCTAAATGAACAAAACCCATATAAAGAATATTTGTGTTAATAAATAAGGCAACTACATGTGCGGAATATTTTCGCTGTTAAATAATGAGTCTTTTAAAATAGACTTTGTTAAAGAGCAATTTATAAAGGGACAAAATCGCGGACCAGAGTTTTCTAAATTACAACAATTTGGCATTTTATGTTTATTGGGCTTTCACCGCTTAGCAATCAATGGGTTAAATAATTCATCTAATCAACCAATTATTATTGGCGATGTTGCTTTAATTTGCAACGGTGAAATTTATAACTATAAAGAACTTTATAAAATTATGGGAATAACTCCTACAACACAGTCAGATTGCGAAGTTATTATACATCTTTATATTAGATATGGAATGAAGCAAACCTTGCAGATGTTGGATGGTGTATTCGCTTTTGTTTTGTGTGATATTAACCTCAACAACCAAAATGCAAAAATGTATGTGGCCAGAGACCCATATGGCGTAAGACCTCTATATGAATTAAAGCAACAACACGAAAACAATAAAGGTTTGTATGGTTATGCGTCAGAATTGAAGATGTTATCCGAATTTCATAAGAAACTCCCAAATAGTACAGTTAAACAATTTACTCCTGGAACTTATTCTAAACTTGTTATGGAGTTTAAAGTTTCCCCAAAATGGGAGCTGAAAAAAGAGAACTGTGTCTATCATTCAACCGGATTTTCTAGCGTCATCTCTGAATCGGATTGCGACACCACACATGCTTTCAAAAAAATACAGAATTATTTATATGAGGCGGTTAAAAAACGGGTCTTGGTAACGGAGCGCCCAATCGCGTGCTTATTGTCTGGTGGTTTAGATAGTAGCTTAATTACTGCACTTGTAAATGAGTGTCATAAACAAAAATCAGACGTTCCATTGGAAACCTTTAGTATTGGATTAGAAGGTTCAGAAGATCTTAAATATGCTCGCATTGTTGCTGAATATTTGGGAACAAACCACACTGAAATTTTGCTTTCTGAGAAGAATTTTATTGATGTTATTCCTGAAGTTATTCGCACAATTGAAAGCTACGACACTACTACTGTACGTGCAAGCATTGGAAATTATTTGTTGGGAAAATATATTTCAGAGAATAGTGAAGCCAAGGTTATATTTAACGGTGATGGGTCAGACGAGTTGTGTGGTGGTTATTTGTATATGCACGCGGCCCCCGATGCAATTGAATTTGATAAAGAATGTCGCAGATTGCTCAAGGATATTCATGCGTTTGATGTTCTGCGGTCTGACAAGTGTATATCGTCTCATGGTTTAGAGCCGAGAACGCCATTTTTAGATAGAACTTGGGTTCAACAATATTTGAGCATTCATCCATCTCTAAGATTTCACAAGGGTAACAACCAATGTGAAAAGTTTTTGCTAAGAAGTGCGTTTAGCGAAGAAAATTATTTGGATTCAAATGGAAGTGCGTTATTACCCAAATGTGTTTTGTGGAGAACCAAGGAGGCATTTAGTGATGGTGTTAGTAAAACAACAAGGTCATTGTACGAAATTATTCAGGAAAATGTTACTTCTAATTTTTTTACATTTAATGAAAAATATGATCATAATGGCCCAGACACGGAAGAAAAAAAGTATTACCGTGAAATATTTGAGAGCAGCTATCGCGGTTTGGGAAATGTTGTGCCGTATTTTTGGATGCCGCGCTATGTAGAAGCAACTGATGCAAGTGCTAGAACTCTGCAAATATATAATGAAGTTAAAACTGATACAATTTAAACCCATTTTCTTTGTATTTTTTGCTAATTTACATCTTTAAAAGTTTATAAAAATGAGAATATGTGAGCAAAATAAGTAATCCAATAGGTAAAAATAATGGTTCATAATAGTTTAAATAAGTCCATATCATTACAAATATAACTGGAAATATATTACCGCGAGGTATCATTTTATAGCAGTCGGATGTTCTAAAATAAATCCAAAACCCTGAACAAATTATGGCAATGACTACTTTATTTTGGTAAGTTAAATAATTATCTAGTATCATATTATATATTATGTTTACAAAATTATATTTAGACACAACAAATCCAAAACTTTCTTTCTCTTCTCTCTTTGAGGTAACGACGTTAGGTCCAATGATAGTTTCCATCCTTTTACATACAATCATTTACAGTTTATTTTGTAATATGATAAGCTGGGTATTCTATGGAAAATTTTTATCAAATATAATAAATATAAGACTAATTTCATTTTTAATTCCAGTTATGTTTTTTGGGTTTATAGGAAGATTTATTCATGTGAAAGATATTTATAAAGGATATAATGGAAATATGGAAAAAACGAGAGAATATACAGACAAACATTATATTTCTTGGATATTTATTTCATAACACATCTTGCCTAATTTTGAGAATAGTAGATAATAAATAAAATAAAATTTGCACGTTTATTTTATTCCCAGTCTATTATAAGAAAGATGTCATTTTACAAAGACTTGTATAAATTCCAAGATTTTTGGTTTAATATTTTTATTGTAACTACATACGGATTGTATATTTTATTTGCGTTTGGAATTTTTAAAAGCGCACCACAATATTTAGAATCACTAGATTATTATGTTAAGATATACATAAGTTTATTTTTACTATGGAGGTTTAATCCGTTTAGAAAAATACATTTTACTGAACTTGACAGAAAAATATCGTTCAGCGCTGGAATATTTTTATTAACTACAAGCGCAATCAACCAAGTACTTATAAAATATTTGGATAATGCTAAGAATATTGTTCAACAAACTATACATTTTTGATAGTTTATCGGTTTTTTCTTGTTTTTCCACGATATGAACGATTTTTATAAGTTTTTTTATGTCCAGATTGTGGTGAGTTGGTGCGTTTATTTTTATTAAAAAACGATTGTAAGTGTTCCATTGTTTTTTTTGTAATAATTTTATCTATTTCATATTCCTCCTTACTTTTTTCCATGCACGCAAATTCATAATTGTTCATGTTATTTTTCATGAAATCCGAAAACTCTTTTTCAGTGTGTGGTCCAAAAATTAGTCTTTTTGAAATATCATGGTTGATAAATCTGCGAATCATCAAGTCAAAATTTAAATCGTGTGTATATGGGCTTATTTTTATATAATACACATTATCCGCATTCATTTCTGGATAATATACATCATCTAAATAACACACTTCTATATTTTCGGGCAACTTTGAACACCTCATAAAATCTTTTATGGTTTTGTCGTGCGACCTCCTACAAAATTCTACAATTTTTCCGTTAACTTTAAACGCAGATATAATGTGATTAAATAAACTGTATTTTAGTTTATTCTCAAAATAGTTTTTAATAAAAACCGCCCATTCTTTAGGACCTTGATTGTTAGTGTAAATCATAACACCGTGGCACTGTTTTGTTTGTTTTTTCACCTTTACATACTGAAGTATGGACATGATGTTTGGACGAATAAATTCAGGAAATACATCTAGCACCTTATTAAAATAGTCTTGTGTAAATATTGATTTTATGTCTATATTAATACTTTTTGCATAATTGTGTAATGAATCCCAAAAAATTCCCAGTTCTACAAAATATCCTAGAGTTTCATCAAGATCAAATACAACTATTTTTTGTTTATTAAGTGGCATCTAAAATATGAGTATATTTAAAAACTTGATAAAATAGTTATTTAAGCAAAATTATTTTATTAAACAAGTTTATTACGGAATAGAATGTTATCTGGATTAATTGGTAGAAAGATTGTATATTCTGCGCAAGACATTAAGGATTCCATTGAAAAAAAGGCAAACATGTTAAAAACTCAAATTACAAGAATTAATGATTATAAGAGAAGTAAAAAATCGGAATACAATAGTGTAATTCCCTTGAAGATTTATCAAACATGGCACAGCAAAGAATTGCCAGAAAAAATGAGATTGGCAGTTGATAGGATGAAGCGGCGACATCCAAGGTTTGAACACTTTTTATTTGATGATGACGACTGTAGAAATTTTATTACAGCCAATTTTGATGAAAGTGTATTAAATGCATTTGATAATATAATTCCCGGAGCATATAAAGCAGACTTGTGGCGTTATTGTGTCTTGTATATTAACGGTGGAATATATTTGGATATTAAATATAACTGCATCAACACGTTTCATTTTATAGAATTGACCGAAAAAGAGCATTGGGTTTTTGATATTGATGGTAATAATATTTACAATGCTTTAATAGCTGTTAAACCAAGAAACGAAATATGTTTCAAGTGCATACATCAAATTGTAACAAATGTAGAAAATAAATATTATGGTGGAAGTTGTGTTGATCCAACAGGTCCTGGATTGGTAGCTAGATTTGTAGGAGATGCAGAAAGAAGAAATATTGAGCTTGAGCACATTTGGAACAAACCAACTGGCGATAAATTTATTCTTTATAAAAATATTGCTATTTTAAAAATGTATACTGATTATTATGGAGAACAAGATAGAAATAAAAAAATTATTCATTATTCAGTATTGTGGTCTCATAGAAGAATTTATAAATAAACTTTGAAAAAATCTTACATCAGCTGCCTAGCTCTTTCGTGTGTCCAACCATCATTATCTTGCCCCATAAACAAATGATGAATCATTGTTTGATGAAAACGCTCTGCCATAAAACAAATCATTGTTGGGTTTTTATAACGATAATATTGTTTTTTGTCATTAAATATTGGCATTTCGTGTTCGTGTAAATGTTTTTCAATTCCATCGGTAAAAACTCCTGGACCAGTTAAATAATGAATCACATGTTCTCCTGTAATTTCAGTAATTGTTAGAATTCTTTTAACTGATAATTCAATGATGGATTTTAGCAATGGAGAATTTGAAGGTGCGGCAAAAGTCCATTGACATAAATGAACTGAATTTTCTGGGGCACAAACAAGTTGTGTTTCATATAAAGTAAACATATTTGGGTCACACAAGCAAATAGAATCTGCGTCTGCATATATTCCACCATATTTATATATGATGCAATATCTCCATAAATCAGCTTTCATTACTGCAATGGGGAGTCTATTATAAGCTTCATATATTTCCTCACCAAATTCTTCAACCATTTCGTTTTTCATGAAATCATCGCACATTTCATCTGTGTAAAAGTGATATCCAAATTCTGGAACAAAACGTCTCCAAGAGTTCATTGCTTGTTGTAATTTAGGTTTACTTTGAATATATTGAATAGATTTATGCGTTTGAAAAATCCGCTTTGGTATGTTACTTTTGTGTAGTTCTTCGTTTATTTCATTTGAAACAGTTTGCTCTTCCGCGATTTGTTCTTCGGTCTTTTCCGTTATAACAAAGTCCATTATATTTTTAATTTAGCTATTAATTTTAATTTTTAAACTACAAAAAAAATATTTACATAGTCTAAACTAGATGTCTTATAAAATAACAAATTCTGATTATTCAAAAATACTCGCATATTATGGATTAGAAGTTCCTAAAAAAGGAACACACCTGAAAGAAGTAGCGGAAAATATTTTATCCAAGAAGCTCTGTTCTTGTATTAAAAAGGTGGGACCAAGCGCAAAGGATGAACAAAAAGCCATAGGAGTTTGTACAAAGACTGTATTAAATAGAAAAGGATTTTCACGTGGAAAATTTAAATGCAAGAATGGAAGGAGTATTGAATTAAAAAAGACGGCAAAAAAAATAACTATTGGAAAAAAAAAGACTCAAAAACGTCGTTAGAGAAAGAAGATTATTATCTATATTATATTTATATGTCACTGCATAATAAATATGATATTATTATTGTAGGTGGGGGAATTTCTGGTCTCTATAGTGCTTATAAGATTCTAAAGATGTCGCCAGAAACAAGGTTATTAGTTCTTGAGGGTCATAAGAAATCGTGGCTTGGTGGAAGATTAGGAAATGAAATGTTTCAAGGAACTCAAGTTGTAACTGGTGCAGGAGTAGGTCGCAAAGAGAAGGACTATTTATTAATTGAGTTATTAAGAGAATTAAAAGTGCCATATAGTGATTTCCAAGTAGCGCCCAAACCAGCGCAAACAATTTCTCCGCCATGTAATGTGAAAAAAATAATTAATATATTAAAAAAACAATTTAAAGAACAATCCGCCAAAGCACCAATTCGGAAAACTTTTAAAGAATTCGCATTACCCATTTTGGGTATGGAACTATACAAGAATCTTACAGTTTGCTTGGGTTACACTGACTATGAAAACGAAGATGTACATGATACTTTATATGATTACGGACTTGAAGACAATTTTGATAAATGGACAGCACTTCACATACCGTGGAAATTATTAATTGAAACCATTGCAAAAAAGATTGGCTATAAAAATATACATTGTTCTAGCTTTGTAACAAATATAGAACAATTGTCGCCGTGCAACTTTATTGTAAATACTGAAAAAAATGTTTCCTATTCGTGCAATAAAGTTATTTTAGCGACTACAATAAGCAGCGTTTTAAAACTACTACCAGGATTCCCCATTTATCAACAAATTCACGGACAAGCCTTCTTGCGTTTATACGGAAAATTTACCAAACAATCTACCGAAATTATGAAACAATATGTTTCTGGCTACACCATTGTTCCTGGTCCTCTAAAAAAAATAATACCAATGAACCCAGATAAAGGAGTATATATGATTGCTTACACTGACAACGAAGATGCAAAGTATTTAAAAGACCGATTGACAAATACTCAAAAAAATAGAGACTATTTTTGCGAGTTACTTGAAGAAGCACTTGGAATTCCCAAGGGTGCGCTAAATTTAATAGCAATTAAGGATTATTATTGGCCAATCGGAACTCATTATTACGAACCGCTTCAAAGTTTGTTTAAAAATCGCAAAGAGTTTATTAAAAAGGCACAGACTCCAGTTAACGGAATGCTTGTTGTTGGAGAAATGATTAGCATGAATCAAGGTTGGACTGAAGGCGCACTTGAAAGCGTTGAATCGGTTTTAACTAAAAAATGGGTTGACATGGATTGTTAATCATTTATAGCCATGTAATATCCATGATATCCAATTGCAGCAAAACCCAACATTAATAATAACTCGTAGGCCGATCTGGGTGTAGCTTTGTTATTGTATCCAATGTAAATTAATAATGGTCCAACAACAAATATATGGAATAAATTTACCCAAGGATTTTTACCTGCGCTATATTTAAGATATGTCTTATATATGTGATACAAAACTATAAAAATACCCAGTCCGAGTAAAACTGGATACATAAACGCTGGTGTATTCGTAGATTTAATTCCCACATACAAAAATAGTGTTCCCACAATTAAAATGTGAAATAAGTGCACATAAAATTCGCTCATTTATATATTCAAATATATATTTTTTCTTTGTAAAATATATAGATGTCTTTTAAAGATGCTTTCAATTACTCCAACACACAAGCCCACCAAAATGGTGGTAAGAAAACTGTAAGAAAAGTTCTTATTAAGAAAGGAAAAGGTCACAAGAGCGTTAAATATTACAAGAATGGAAAACTCGTTTCAACTGTTAAACGTGGATTAAAACCAGTTGAAGTTGCTTTTATCAAGATTGGAAAATTTATTCCTGGACTATTCAAGGACTGTGGATGCAATAAAACTAAAAAACACAGACATTAAAATAAAACTTAGTGTAATTAATTATTGACTTTTGCAAACATATTTAATGTCGTGATGCGGAGAATTATACAAGTTTATATTTAACTGTTTTAAATTATATTTATTAATATAACTATCCCACAAAGATTTCAAATGATGAAAATCATAGTCATCCATTATTAATATAGTTCCTTGTTTTGACAGTCTATAGGAATTTATAATATCACTATTAGCAACTTCGGTTTGATGTCCTCCATCTATGTGTATTAAATCATAAGTAACGCTAACAGTTTCTAATGTTTTTGTGCTATCACCAGTTATTATATGTATTCTGTCACCAAATGTTTCTTTCATTTTTTCATAACACGGCATTGTATATTTGTGTTCTCCTAAGTCAAAACACGTCATGTGAATATTAGGGTTGGTCATTAGCATCAATAATGTTGAAAACCCAGAATTAAAACCAATTTCCATAACATTCTTAATATTTTTATTCAATAATAAATTGCTAATGTTTTTTGTTTTATCCAAAAATAAATCTGTATAAGTAGTTGTGCAATGAAACATAAAAATATTTCCTTCTAATAATTCTCCACAACTGAGAACAATAGGCATTAAATACTTATCAATGTACCATTTTGTTTTGGTAATATTATTGGTTATTGTAAAATCCTTAATACTATTCAAAAAAACAGCCATAGTATCTATTTTTTTTTGGTAATCGCCTGGGCCTCCGGGAAAATGATGCATCACTTTATCACTATGAATATTGTCATCACTATTGACAACAAATGATTTTAATTTCTTATTGTTGTATAAATTATATTTAAACGCATTATATACTATATATGGCTGGTCATTAAACGCTAAATAATAAGGTCTAGTAACTATGTCTTCTTGTATTTTGTAAAATAATTCTTTTATTTTTTCACAATTATTAAATAAAAGTATTCCACTTGTAAACGCTGTTTTATCGGCATAATTATTCACTTCACTGCCAAATAAGGTTTTTCCCCAAAAATCCCAATCATGAGTTATATAACCCTCTTCTAATACATATAAAATGTCTTCTTTGCAAACATCAAATACTTTGTTAATATCATCCTTTACTAAAATGTCAGTATCCAAATAAAGTATTTTATTGAAACCAACTATAGAAGATAACTTAAAAAGGTCTAATCTTGCTTTGCATGCTTTATCAACATCATTGTATGTATCATTAATCTCAAAAATAATCTTTTCAGAATTAAATAAATGACTTTGCTTGATCATATTCATAAATGTCGTAGATGTATAAACTAATATACTAGTGTTATCATCTAAATTTCCATAAATAAATATACTTTCTAACATAAGATAAAACATTTCCACGTATTTCTCTTGGTTAAATATACAAACAAAAATGCAATTCATGTAAAATTATATATATAGTTGTATTTATACTTATTTTTTTTATATATCTTTATATTTAATAGTTATTTTGCAAGATGGTCCAATGCTGATAATAATACCTGCTCTTGACTTGTCAGCTTTTGAAAAACAAGACATTCATCCATTTTGATTTGATAATATTTGTGAGCAAAATTTTTGCATGCGAGAAAAACCCCATCATCAGTTACCTTTATTTCGCATAGAATTCCACCAGGCGTTAAATAAACATTATCTGGGTCTTTTATAGGTATCCATCTTATAAAAGCACCATACCGTAGTTCATTCATTTCATCTACATATGCATACTCTTTCAACTTTTGCATTAGACTTTTTATTTCTTCTTTTGATAAATGCAATTCAGACAAAATCTCTTGCTTCATTTCGTTAATTTTTATTGTTGTTAGATTCAAAAACTTTGCATTTTCTTCATCATCTAGAGCTTTTAATAATTTATCCACATCCATTTTTATTGGTATTTATATAATTATGTTTATATAATTTAAAACTAATTTTTATATATTTTTATAATGACAAATACAACTCCTGATTGTACATTAGTGACATCTTGTTTTTACACATACCACAATAACAACTGTGCATATAATATAGAAACTATTATTGAACATTCTGAATCACTATGTAAAATGCCATGTTATCTTGTTATTTATGGTGACGACATAACAATTCCCATTCTAAAAGAAATGCGAGAAAAAGCTGGTCTTATTGATTTGACAAAGTTTATAACCTTGAAATTATCAGAATTATGGACTTATCAGTTTAAAGATAAAGTTGATTCTAATCGCAAAATATACTGGCCAAGTAGAGATGCTAGGGCTCAAACTGATTCACATTTAATTACTTCAAATAAATTTGACTTTGTGTTAAAAACTATTGACTTAAACCCATTTAACACTTCCAAATTTGGCTGGATAGATTGTTTTTTAAGAAAGAATGCATCAAAAATATGTGAAAATTATTCAACAGATACCTTGCTATCTATTCTTAATAATATTACTGATAAATTTCATATTCAACTATTGAATGTTTGTGACAAAAAATATAAACTACAAGAGTTTAAAAAAGAATACTATGAACAATATCGCTGGGTTGTTTGTGGGTGTTTTTTTACGTCTGGTAAAGAAATAGGAGTTAAAATTTTAACAAGGTTAAAAGAAATTTTTATTGAAACAACAGAACTTGGTTATGGACACGGCGAAGAAATGTTTTATTTAGAAATATTAGACGAATATTATAATGATATTTGTCGTGGATATGGAGACTATCAACAAATATTAAACAATTTAATTGAACCCACTATACATTTTGAATACATTTATCATTTTATATTATCTAGATATTTACTTTTTGGTTACTTTAAAGAATGTTATGACTGTTCTACTATTTTATTAAAACAGATAGAATCATTAAAAGTTAGTGTTTCTTGTGACTTGTACATTAAAATATTACTAACTTATTATACAACATGTTATTATTATAAACAAGATACCTGTTTAGAGATTGAAAATCACATTTATGACGTTCTTGAAAAAAATCCTTATTTGAAATTAGAATTTTACAAAAACCACGCTTCATATATGTACCAATTTAAATTTGCCAAAATTTTTAAAGAAAAATATAAGTTAATTTTATGCGTTTTTGCCTGCGCTACTATACCAGAATACAGAAATGAAATTTTAAAAATAGAGGAAACATGGGGAAAACGCGCCGAACAAAAAGGAGTAAAGGTTTTATATTTTTTGGGAGAAGAAAAAACAGACCTTGCGGATGACTCAAAATACATATACTTAAAAAATGTTAACAATGATTACATGTCAGCGACAGATAAACAAAATTTAGGATTAAAATACATTCACGACAATTATTGCGCAGAATTTATTTTTTGCTGTGGAACTGACACTTACATAAATATTGATAATATTCTTTTATACGTAAAAGGGTTTGATTCTAGCAAACCATTATATATTGGTGGACATGGAGACTCCAGAATTCTCAACAATGAATCATATTATTTTCATTCTGGTGGACCTGGATTTATAATAACACGCGCTTGCTTAAAATATATTTATTCTTCTTTGCAAAATATTAAAGAAGATTGGATTAAAGTATGCAATAAAAGCAAAAATACTGACCTTATTCCTGGTTGCGACGTCGCGTTAAGCTATTATTTACAGACTATTATTGGAGATAATTTGCAAATTGTTAAAAATAATCAACAGTTTTTTGCATGCAATTATAAAGGACTTTTTAAGTATAAATTTTGCGAGTCCTTTGGCTGTTGTAATAATATTATACAAGTAAAAAATATAATTTCTTGCCATTGTATGACATCGGTTGATTTTGACGAATTTACTAAAATCTTGGAGGATAATTCTTATTTTTTAGAGAATAAAACATCTATGAAAAATCCTTTTGAATTGGATATTGAAGACAAATTTCACTATACTAACGATGATTTGGTTGAAATTCAAAAAAAGATAGAAAATAAAAGGGAACAAGTAACTGATATGATAAAAAGTGCGTATCCTTATAACGATGAAAACTATAAATTTCCACTTGAAGCGCTTGTTGACCGCTGTTCTAAGGGAGTTTGTCAAAAATTAATTGATGTGGATGCTGGAATATATCCTTCAAAAATATTATACAAAATAGGAGACGGAGGAGATAAAAAAAACTGTTTTGTTTGTTGCACGACAAATTTGACAAATGATAGAGCGTTGCGAGCGTCACAGATTCATCAATCATTAGAAAAGGTTGGATTTAATGGTTATTTTTATTTATTTAACGGCGGGTTTCCTACTCCTAGAGGAAATGAAATGAAATATCTTGCTGTTCCATATTGTTTTAAAATATTTATGATGTTAGAGGCTGAAAAACTCGGATTTGAAAAAATTATTTGGATAGATGCGGGATGTTATGCGGTAAAAAACCCTCAAAGATTGTTTGACATATTAAATGACGATGATGCCATTTTTAGACAATTTTGGCCCTATTCTCCAGGAATTCCAACTTATGAAAACTCTGTTTTTAAAGAAACTATTAATATTATTAATAATATTACTCACGGAGATTTAGTAAACAGTATTAATGTTTGTAGCGTAGTTTTTGGCGTAAATATGAAAAGTCAAAAAATACAAAACTTTGTAAATGAGTACTATGAAATGGTAAAACTTGGGACACCATTTTTATCTTATTTTCCAGAGGAAGTTGTTATATCCGCTATTTTTAATAAACCAGAATATAAGTATTTATTTTATAACAGAGATGAAAGTTTGATGCTATTTATTCACGAAAATTATATGTGCAATAATTTTGACATTGCAAAAAATAACGGATATTATTTTGTTCAAAGACAATACTAGAGTTCCCTTACAAACACCAAATGGCCTTTTTCAACATAATAATTGTAATTGTAATTACGCAAATCTTCCCCACACAATAAAATAATTTCGTTTGCTTTATACGAAGAACACACTAACTCGTAATATGGCATACCTCTAGTATAAGAGCCGTATATAATAATATCATATTTATGTGTCACTATATCGTCTAAAATAGTTTTGTCTAATTCGTCATCATGAAGCGAATCATCTAATAAATTTGTATACGTTATACCCTTTCCATATAAAGTTCTATAATTTATGTTTTCAGAGTTATAAAGATGGGGAATTTTTGGGTAATCATGACAACTTGTACCAAATATTTCTTTGAACCCGTGTAGAGTAAGACATCTTAAATAATCAGGGCTTGTATCTAAAGATAGGTATAATACACTTTTTGCAACAGAGTTGTTTGAAGTTGTTAATACATATTCTGCCACTTTACGAGTAGTTAAATATGATTTTAAATGCTCAAGCAATTGTTTTATTAAATTTGAACACTCATCAAGTTTACTTTTTGGGATCTCTGGTATAGTTTTATATTTTGAACACTCTTTGTATAAAACATTCCCTTCTTTTATTAAATTTTTTGGTAAAAGAGTCATAGTGTTTTTTGGACAATGATCAATGTCTGGAAAATAAGGAATGCATCCGTTGGCAATTATTTCATAATGTCTCAAGCAGTCCCAACCCGCCTTTTTTGTTGTTGTTGCAAATAAAGATTTTTTATATTCGCTGTAATATTCCTCTTCCGTGTTATAAATGTATGTGTTTAAATGTCCAGGAATTAAATTTGATAATATTTTTTCTTTTACGTTAATATCTTGATTTGTTATTTTACTCTCAGGAATAGAAAAATTTATTGGATGAAGTGAATTTCTTTTTAAGATAGTTAATCCATTGTTATTTGTAAAACGCTCATGTAAAATCCAAGTTGGATTGTTTTTCAAAAATTCTTCAATTGCTGGCCACAATCCAGTATTTATTTCTTCTAACGGAAACCCAGAGTCTAATGACTGTTGCACAGCGTTCCATCCATTTCTTATTGTTTCTCCTTGCCATTCATCCACTGTTGTGTCGTGCATTATAATATATTTGTTTGTTATCTTACTGAATTTTTCTAGTTCTCTTTTTAATTGCCCATAAACGTGCCAAGTGTCAATAAATGTTAAATCGTAGTTTCTATTTATTTCTATTTCAAGATTGTTTTTCCAGATGTAATCTATTTTTATATTTTCGCTTGACGCTGTGGTTAATAAATGTTTAACATCGCATTCAGTAATGTCGTTCAATAACAAGGTTTTTTGAGTTTCATTCTTGTTATTTAATAATCCACATGTTAATGCCCAACTGCTAACACAATCTCTTACACCCGTTTCAAACACACTATCACACTCTTGTGCATATCTGCATAGAGTTGGCAAATGTTCGTTGATATCGCTAGGAGTTGACGTCAAATTTTCGTAGACTATTTTTATATTTTCCATTATAAATACTAATTACAATAATACCATTAAATACTTTTATTTTAATATTATTATTTCATATTTTTACCAATTGGCACCAAATGCGCTACCACCCAAAACTTCGTTTGCCGCCATAATCATACCACCAAATTGGTCTCCCATTCCTGGGGTTGCTGCTCCAGGCATTGGTGTTGCATCGTTGCGATACATCGCATTATAGTCTGGAGCATTTTGCTTAACAGGTTCTGTTGGTAAACTGCTAATAGATGTGGTTCCTTGACTCATTCCACCGTACAATGAATTTCCCATAGCGCTCGCATTATTGGGAATTTGATTTTGACCAGAAATTGGTTGAGACACTTTTACAGTTCCTTTTCCCTTCTTCTTCTTCTTATCATCTCCTGATTTACCCTCCCATAAATCAACAACTCTGTCAAACAAAATGCTTACTTTCTCTCCCATCTTTGTTTGCAAGCTGAGTGTTATTACTAATACTGCTAAAACGATACAAGTTACACTAAACTCGGGATATTTGGTTCCGCTATAAGTAGGAATATATGTTATAATTCTGTTAATATAAAAGATGCCAATAAACATGACAACAATTTGAATAACAACTTCTGCTAAAAGTTCTAAACTTCCCTTATCCTCATCCGCCTCAGGAACAAACTTTTGCATTGCTTTATTCAAAATAATTATTGGAATAAAAGCAATAAGTGCGTATTGAGTTATATTTAACATTTCGGCTTTTGAATTGTCGTCAAAATTAAATACATGTTTAAAAAACCCAAATTTTGATGATAATTTTGAATCGTCTAGACTGTCCATATGATTTATAAAAAGAAATTAAAATAATAAAACAGTTGAAATTTTAACTCTTTCTAAACAAGTATAAAAACATACCAGTATATTTTTATTAAAGAGAGAAAATGACAAGCAATCCTGAAGAATTGCAATATCTTGATGTGCTTCAAAAAATTTTGGATAGAGGAACCTTGGAAAAAGGCAGAAATGGTAATACCTTAAGTATTTTTGGCGAATCTATGCGTTTCTCTCTTGAGAACGGAAAGATTCCTATTTTAACTACTAAAAAAACAGCTTGGAAAACTTGTTTGAAAGAGCTTATATGGTTTATTCGTGGAGAGACTGACAACAAACTTTTACAGAAACAGGGTGTTCATATTTGGGATGGAAACACTAGTCGTGAATTTTTAGATTCTAGAGGTCTTAAGTTATATCCCGAAGGAATGGCAGGGCCTGGATACGGCTATCAATGGAGAAATTTTGGAGCTAATTACAACTGTT